TGCTCTTGCCAGAAGGTCCAGAAGAAGGTTATGCCATGCCATTTAGTGTAAATGACTATTCCACAAATAGTATTTATCAGTTTTGGAATGACGGTTATTCTCACACTCGCGTGATGGAACGGACATTTGGTAGTAATTTTTGGACACTCCAACCCAGTGTCGTTAGTCTTGGTAACGACAGTGCTGCAAATAATCTTTACTTGAAAGAACGCACATCTAGTTCTACAGAATCAGATGTTATTGCTGGTAGCGTGGCAACGGCATTTCCCTCCGCTAATTTGTTTATTCTAGCCCTGAGCTATGGAGAAGCTGGGATGAACCTGCCAATAGGGGCATTTAGCACCAGCACTGAACTGTCATCGGCGCAGGACGCAGCCTACACCACTGCGCTCAAAACTCTTTGGGAATCAACTACTGGCCTTACACTAGCATGATCGGATACATCACAACACAAATACAGGCGGAAGAGATCAACGCTGCCATTGCAAAAGCGCAGACGGATCGCGGATTTCCCGTGTTCTGGCTGGCTGGTAGCATCCCTATCCAGAGCGGAGAACACGCAGGAATGCACTTTATCCCGTGTGACGACAGCCTACTCTCCACTCCACTGCACGGCAACCCACCTCAAACTCCAGTGGATTTCCCTGAGTTTGTGGTTATCGTAGAAACCCTCGGCGGGCTGGAAGCTCGTATTGACCTTGCACGAGAAGACGTTGTTGCGCCTAAACCTACAGAAGACAACATTAGTCTGTAAGCTATGTTTTTACTCCAAGTTTTTCAGATATACTAATATAAATATAGAATAATGACAACTCCAATTAATCTAGGTTCGTATCTAATTAATGTTCCAACTGACGTAGAAAAAACAACTATACGCGCCGGTTTAGGAATAAAATCTGCTGCACTACTAAATGCATCATTTCCTAATTCAAATACATTAGTAATATCCGATCCAAACAATTCTCTAAATACAATTTCAATTGATAAGACATTACTTGGAAGTTCTATTGCAGATCGTCTGCGTACTCCTCGAACATTTAATATAACTGGAGACGTCTCAACTTCCCCTGTTCCTAGTTTTGATGGAACTGCAAATATTTCTTTAGCAGTTACAATTGGTTCTGGTACAATTTCTGAAACAAAACTTGCAACTGATGCAGTTGTTGCCGCTAAAATTAAAGATGGCGAAATTACACCTGCTAAATTGTCTGGTGGTGGTCCAATTTGGGCAAGTGGCACAACAACTCTTCAACGAAGCCTTTCACTGGGTGTCGTTGGAACAAACGCCGAATCATCTGTCAATTTTTATTCATCTGTCGATGTCGTCTCTGGAGGAAATGCCCGAATTGTAAGAGCGTCGGGGGTTAATGGATCACTAACAATTAGTAATGCTGGTGGTGGAAACATTGTCATAAGAGGCTTAACTGCCCAAAGTGATAACACGCTCGTTTCAAGTCGGCAACTCGTCGGAGCACTTGAAATTACAGCAAGTCAAATTAATGGAACATACTCTGCAACTGCCCTAGACAGCGGTGTTGCTGTCAACTATGAAAACATCGACAGTTCAACTACTAACTTTTTAGACACCACAATATATGATGGAAAGAGAGCAGTTGTTTCACAATTTACTGGTTCATCAAAAACATTTGAGACCTTTGGTTCAATACGTGCAACGAGAAACTCACAAACGACTGCTGATACCGCAGCACTTCAAGCTCGTAGTGAGACTGGTAATGTTGCCGTATTATTAAATGCAGACGGAGCAACGGGAGCATCACTTGTACACGTGCGAAACACTCCTGGACTTCAGGTTAAACTTTCAAATTTATCAACTGATGCTCCATTAAGAGCCGGCACCATAACAACATCAGCTGATATTATAATCAACCAGGATCAACCAGAAATAATTTTTCAGGATACGGATCATCGAAGTGGGTTTATTCAAGTTGATGACAACACATTTAGCATTAAAGGTGGAGCTGTAAACGCAACGACACCAACACAAGTAGACAGTAAATGGCCACTTGAAATTAACTTAGCAAATAACGCAGCCTCTTTTGGTGGCACTGTTTCTGCCTCAACACCTACAGCACCAACACACTTGGCAACTAAAGCGTATGTTGACAGCACTCTTACGATTGCTACTGCACAGGCATCGACAAGCGGAACAGCTATTGACTTTACTGGAATTCCGGCAACGGCAAAGCGAATTACTATTATATTTAATGGAGTAAGCACCAATGGAAGTTCACGCATTGCTGTTCAGCTTGGAACCGCGGCCGGTCCTAAAACTAGCGGTTATACTAGCTTTTGCGGCTACATAAGTTCAATTAACACACAGGAAGTAAATTCAGTAACCAGTGGGTTTGGATGGTGGCATGCTAACGCTTCCGACATTGAATATGGCCACATGACAATAACAAATATTTCTGCAAATAATTGGATTTCGTCTCACTCTGGTGGCTTCACAAACAATCAAACTCAGCAATTTGCTATAAGCGGCGGCGGATCAGTTTCTCTTGCTGGAGTATTAGACCGCATTCGAGTAACCACAGTCAATGGAACTGACGCTTTTGATGCTGGGTCAATTAATATTATGTATGAATAATCTTTTCCTTGGCCCTGATAAATTTCTCACGCTATTCTTATAAGTGTTACGATTCTTAGATGATAGATCTAGTCTTGTATAAATATAGAATATGGCTACATATTCCGATATTTTCATAGACCAGGGCAGCTCTTATTCTTCAACAATAAGTGTTAAAAATGTTAATGCAACATCTTTTAATTTGACAGGTTATAGCGCTCGGGGACAAATTCGTAAAAGTTATAGCTCAGTCAATGCAGTTGCTTTTACGACAAGTATAACTATTCCAACGAGTGGAAATGTTGTCATTTCGCTAACAGCTGTTCAAACTCGAGCTATGAAACCTGGACGTTATGTCTATGATGTGGAAGTATATAACGCAGCCGGTCATGTGTTGCGCATAGCTGAAGGTCAAGTTGAAATATCTCCTGCAAGCACACGTCCTTAAGAACATATGTCAAATATTACATCAAGTATTGTTCCCAGCAATACATTAATATCTTCATTGTCAGGCGCGCAAACATTAAATTCACTTACAACAAGCATTGTTCCTGACAATATCATATTGTCATCGTTGTCAGGTGAGCAAACATTAAATTCACTTACAACTAACATAGGTATAATATCACTGTCACAACTTATTGATGTTGATCTTCAAGGAACCGTCAATGGCTCACTTCTGATATACAACACCGACAAGTTTGTCTCACGAACATTGACAGGCGCAATAAGCGTAAATGCAAATGGATTGACTAGCGTAAATTCAAACGCAATAACTCTTGGAACACATACAACAGGATCATATGTGGCGACGGTATCTGGCACATCAGACCAAATAATTGTAACTGGAAGTGGGTCCGAAACTGCAAATGTAAGTTTAAGTCTACCACAATCTATTGGAACAACATCAAGTCCAACATTCGCAGGTATTACAATTTCTGGCACAATTACCAATGCTGCATTAACAACTGCATTGGCAGGTAAACAACCTGTAGGAAACTATGCCACTGGTGGTGGTACTGCGACAGGAAGCAATACGGGTGATCAAACAATAACATTGTCTGGCGATGTCTCTGGCAGCGGCACCGGTTCATTTACAACAACCTTAAAAAATGTCGGAACGCCTGGTACATATAATAATAGTACAACAGGCGTTCAACCATTTACTACTGATGCTGCAGGGCGTATCAGTTCCACAGGAACACCAATTACAATTACGCCGGCTTGGAGCAATGTTACAAACACTCCTACAACAATTGGCGGTTATGGCATCACAGATGCTGTTAAAACAAATGGTAATCAAAACATTGATGGAGTAAAAACATTTAGTGAAACTCCTCATGTTCCAAATTTAACGGTTGATTCAACCTCGACAAGTGTTGTCAACAAAGCATACGCCGATAACATCGCCACTGGAATTCACGTACACGGTGAAGTACACATTATTTTAAAGAGCGCAACATTGGCAACTGCCACTGGTGGAACAGTAACATACACCAATGGTACAAACGGAGTGGGTGCAAAGCTCACAGTCACTGGCGGATCTACAGTTTTGGATACGCTGATTGCACTTGACTCTGATATTGTTATAGGTTCTCGTGTTATCATTGCACATGAAACAAATGCTGCTCACAACGGAATTTACACCGTTACCGCAGCACGTGAATTGACACGAGCAACTGATGCCGATAGCCCACCTAAAATGAACGGCGGTGACTTTGTGTTTGTTACTCATGGCGCAACTTATGCCAACACAAGTTGGATTGTCAGTGAACCGGTAACAATTGTTGGAACCAGTCCAGTAATTTTCTTACAGTTTAGTGGTGCTGGTGCATACGATGTTGGCACAGGATTGACACGTGATGGAACGATATTCAGCATTACCAATACAGGCGTAAACGCTACATCTACAACTTATGGCAGCGGCACAAACATTCCGGTGTTTACAGTTAATCCTCAAGGTCAAATTACAGTTGCGTCCACCACTGCAGTGACTGTCGACTCTAGCATTACTGATGGCAGTGTTAATCCTGTTTCGGGTAATGCAGTGTTTGATGCAATGGCGCTTAAAGCTCCGCTTGCAAGTCCTTCATTTACTGGAACTGTTTCAGGCATTACATCAAGCATGGTTGGGCTTGGCAACGTAAATAATACAAGTGATGCAAACAAACCAGTATCCACTGCGCAGCAAACTGCGCTTAATTTAAAAGCCAATCTTGCTAGTCCCACATTTACTGGAACGCCAGCTGTTCCAACTCCGGCATCATCAGATTCTTCCACCACAATTGCAAGCACTGCATTTGTTAAGGCGCAAGGTTATCTTACATCGGCTCCAGTGTCTTCTGTTGCTGGCAAAACCGGAGCAGTAACATTGGCAAGTGCTGATATAACAGATGCAACTAATCAATCTACTCCAGGCACACTTGTACGGCGAGATCCAAACGGTGAGGGCGTAAGCTTCTCATCAACACAAAGTGAAAGTACAACAATCGCCGCCTTTAACAGCGGCAATTCAGATAATAGTTATCCTTATGCGATAGTTGCTTCTGCAACTGGAGGTGGAGGCATTGGAGGTTATCTATCAGGTGCAAGCAATTATGGAGCGCATATAACTTCTAATACTGGAACTGGAGCGTTAATCACGTCCACCAGCGGTACCTATCATGCAACATTTGGAAATTCTGGCAACAATCGATCAGCAATCGAGCGTGTTCGTGGTTGGTTTGTTTGGTTTTATAGTACTTTTACAGGACGCTTAAAGACTGCTGACATTACAGCCAATCGCGAATGGACTCTACCAAATGCAAGTGGTACAATTGCATTGACGAGTGATATTAGAAATAATAACGGTGATGCAAGTTTTAATACTATTAATATTGCAAGCGCAGTTAATACTGGTAACTATAGTTTTACACGCACAGTTGAAGATTATAATGGTGATGTTCCTGTAACTTATAATCCTACCGTAGTTTTAACTCCAGAGGTTGCAAGCAATAGCAATACCACAACACTAACGCTGCCTGCACGAAATGGTACAGTATTGTTAAGTGACGAAGTTAGTGCAGTATCAGCAAACAATAAAATAGTAAAAAGAGATGGGAGTGGAGGCATATTTGCCACTAACATAACTGGTAGCGGCAATTTAAGTTTTAACCGTGAAATAACGTTTTTCAATGGCGATGAAGAGGAAACTGCAATTGCAAGTGTGACATTAACATGTGTTACTCCTGGTATTGATGGCAACACAATAACATTGCCAGCACAAACAGGCACGGTTGCATTAACGTCAGAAGTAACTCAAAGTTTAGTCAATGCGAAAAATTTTGCGGTAGCAATGGCCATTGCTCTTGGATAAATATAAATAGTTAATACAATGAAAAAGCTTATAACCAATTATACTTTTAATAAGACTGCCAAAACAATAACCTTCTTGGATTATTCTGCGGCAAATCCTATTTCATTGGAAAATATCTTGTTAATTACCAATGTAACTGACAACATAATCATTTATAATTTTGCCGATTCATCTTTTGGTGGAACTGTGGCAAACAACGTATTGACACTAACATACAATACAGCTGCAATGTCAAACAGCGACAAGTTGCAAATCTTTTATGATGATGCATCTTTGCCTGCAACCGATGATAGTGTTCAAGCTATGACTGATGTCGCACTGACACTCAAACGCATTGCAAAAAACATGGAATCACTTCAGGTAGTTGACAGTTTTCAACGTCAACGTGTAGTTGTTGAGACAATAGCCAACATGAGTACCCTAAGTAACCTTAATAACGTTTCCGCATTTGGTGGTGTTGATCCTAGATTCAATATGGCCGATTGGGCACGAGCAGCATACAACAGCGGCATTCGCAACAACTTAACATTTTCTTAAATAAAATATATGTCATATACCAGTCAATTGAAACCTCAAGTCGATCTTCCTGTATGGGAATGGATGAGATTTGCTCCTGCTGGCACCGTTGCTCTATCATCTACTTGTCGAGATGATCGCTACATCTATTATACAAGTTCCTCTGTGTTTTGGCGTTATGATACATACAGTGACGGATGGCAACAATTAGCAACACCAGTCATCTCTACAACAAACGTTGTTTCAATGTATTATTCACGTGAGTCCGGCCATAATGGCAGAGCTATAAGTTCAGGCGGCGGGAACAATACAATTAAAATGGCTGCTCTTAATGGAGCGTGCATGGTTGGCTATAAGATTCGTATTGTCAGCGGAACAGGAGCTGGACAGGAACGCACCATCACTGCAGTAAGCGCGCCAACCATTGAAGAACGCGGAGTTGCTGCTGGTAACTTTACTGATCGTTTTCAAGATTCTGGTTCTACTGGGCCGGCAACAAAGGCATGGAGACTTAATCAGTGGCGCGATTATCAAGGTCGCGGCGAGGCGGGTACAGTTCCTGGAGTAACTCGTAAAATTTTATTTAATGGACCAACTTTTGCACCATTTTCTGATCCATACTATGCAGGCATTGTTACAAACTGGGGTGCAGCTGGTTCAGTCGTTTCGGCCAGCAGCTTTTTTCAATTTGAATCACAAATTGTAACAGTCAATAGCAACTGGACAACCAATCCTGACTCTTCATCAAAATTTGTTATATTGAGTGGCGGCATTTGGATGGTTTCGTCAAATGCTGCATCAACTTTCTTTACTACTCAATACTATGATGTATTGGCTGACGTATGGTTCCAAAAAACTTCCAATGGAATCATATTCAATGCGGCATTAGGAACGGAAATCAATTTGATTGGATTCAATGAAGCTGGCGGAGCAATTGCAACTGGTACTGCCACAAGCGGTGCAGCAAAATCATTGACCAACAGCGCATTAAGTTTAGCAACTGATACATATGCCAATTTTCAAATACGAATTACGGCTGGAACTGGCATAGGACAAACTCGCACAATCTTATACAATACTGCATCAACCATATATATTACTCGTGCATGGGACACAAATCCTTCATCTGATAGTGTATATCAAATTTGGCCTGATACAGATAAACTTTACCTGGTAGGTAGTGGTATGAGCAGCATTGCTCAATATAGTATTGAAAACGATCAATGGTCAACTGGTCGTCAATATGAAGGCGGGTTTTTACGATCAGGTGCGGCTACTGCATCAAATGGTGAATCATTTGCAATAGCCAGCATTACAAAAGCCACTGGTGGCATTACCGTATTAAACGCTACACCTACCGCTGGTGGCACCGGCTATCTGGTTGATCAGCTGTTAACTCTTGCTGGTGGTTCTGGCGGAGTTGCACGCATTACCGGTGTGGCTGCAGCCACTGGTGCTGTCACAAGTGTTATACTAGAAACCTGCGGCAGCGGTTATACATCCTCATCAAGTGGTATTGCAACAACAGTTAATACCACTGGCGGCTCTGGTTGTACATTGGCTGTTACAACTGCGGCAGAGGTTGCAACCGTTACTTTTGCTACTAACATTGCACCCAATTTTAAAATTGGAGAAAGTGTTACAATTAGCGGTGCAAGTGCGGCCAACTATAACGGAGTCAAAACCGTTTTGGCTGGAACGGTAACGGGCAACGCGCCTTTTGCTGGTACTATTCAATATGCTGCTCCTGCTGATGCTGCGCCAACCTTTGTTGCACACACCGGAACAACGATAGTGGATTCAACTAAAAATTGGGTTGTTAATGAGCATGTCGGAAAAATTTTTCAATGTACATCGACAGCATCTCCAAGTGCCACAGGATTTGCCAGAAAAATAACAGCCAATACAGCCAACACTATCACATGGGTGCAGACTGCTGGCACTATTCCAACATTTGCACGCTACGCAATTATTGATGAAAAATGCTTTATGACTGATATGTCTGCAGGATCACGAGTTGCCGGTGGACGCAGCGGCGTTGCAACTGGCGGCACAACCACCACACTTGTTGATTCAACTAAAAATTGGCCAATTAATTATTGGAGCAATACTTTACCAACTGGTACAGGCAACTCTGCACGCAAAGTGCGTATTATTGCCGGTACTGGAGTAGGCAATGAATTGACTATAACCAACAATACAGCAACCACTTTAACATTTGCTACACAATCATTTACACCTGACACTACAACGCTATATCAAATTTTAGATGGTCACGGACAAGCCACTGGCGGGAGCTCAACTACACTGATTGACACCACTCAAAACTGGGGCACCAACGTATGGCTCGGAAAGCGTGTAAGATTTGTAGCAGGTGATGCTGGTAGTATTGAAGTTACAATTACAGGTAATACTCAAACGACACTTACATTTGGTACAACCTCCGCAGTAAGCGTAAGCACTGCATACAGTATATTGGAACCAATACAACGTGGTGCTGGTGCTGGTGCGCAAATCCTTACCAACAGTACAATCACTGCAAATAATAATAGAATTGCAATACTATGGAGAGGGGGTGGTGTATCGGAAGTTGGGCGTTATAATTTCAATAGCATGCAATATGACGCACTCACTGCATCACCATTTCCTGAAGCACTAACTACTGGCAGCATGTATGCATATGATGGTGCTGATCGAATCTACTTCCATTCAAATGCAACTGGTCGCATAATGTATTATGATGTAACCAAAAACACTATTACCAACAGCGGTGTGATTCCTTATGGTATGGGCGGTGCAATTGTTGGAAACCGTATGGAAATATTTACCACCGTGGATGGCCTAAAATATCTTTACATCATGAGACACAGCAGCAATGAAATGTGGAGAACACTACTATTCAACTAATATGACACTAGAAGAAATCAAACAAATTGTCAGCAATAAACTTGCAGCACTAAACAATCAAAAGAATCTTGCATACATGAATGGCGATTTGGCCACATATGCGCAGCTTGAAGAACAGATAGCAGAAATGCAAAAAGTAATTGATAAACTCAACAGCTGAGTTTTTAGCATTTACTCTCGTGTTATGCCTCAGGCAAACAAACATCTTTAAACTCATCTTTAGTCAGATGCAGTTTTGCAGAGTTTGCTCTGAAAAATACCTTGTCTCCTTCAATTCGATACACAATTATATAGTCTACAATACCGCATTTCATGCCGTATAATAGATCTTTAAATTCACTCTTCACATACACACGTTCATTTATTTTCATATAGATATTATTTATTATGTACACCGGTAAAGTTTTGTGATAAAATATAATATATGAATAAAAATGCTAAAATAATTGGATGTGGACTCTCTGGAATTACCGCGGCGGTACTCTTAAGAGAAAAAGGTTATGCTGTTGAAATTTTTGAGACTCGACCACATATTGGTGGAAACTGTTATGATGGGTTGATTTGCAACACCCTTGTTCATCACTATGGCCCTCATATTTTTCATACTGATGATGAAGAAGTATACTCCTTCTTGAGTCGATATACAGAATGGACCTCGTTTAAATTGCGGCCACAAGGAGAGACTCGACTTGGACGGGTCTCACTGCCATACAGTAAAAAGACTGTAGCCGAACTTGGTCGTGAGCTTTCACAGGAAGAGATTGTAGAGTATATCTTTAAAGAGTACAGCGAAAAACAATGGGGTGTTGATTTTGATGTTATTCCAAAGACAATTACAAATCGAATTCCAAAGACTGCTGATTGTGAAGATCCTACTTGGTTTGAAGGACAAAAATATCAATGTGTTCCAAAGGATGGCTATACTGCAATGTTTGAGCGTATGCTTGAAGGCATCACAGTTCACCTAAACTGTACAGAAGATAGTTGGGTAGAGACTCGACAACCCGATGATTTGATTGTTTACACTGGTAAAATTGACTCATATTTCAAGTCTGTCCATGGACGTTTGCCATATCGTTCTCTTGAATTTAAACACACTGTACTCTGCGAAAAACAGGACACGTTTATTGTCAACCAAAACAACAGCACAAACCCAGCAACACGAGTCTATGATCACAGTTATTTTACTCCAACACACACTGGCCCAACTGTTGTTACAAGTGAGTATCCTAAAGAGTGTGGTCCAGGTGATGTGCCATTTTATCCTATTCCATGGGGTGAGGGACAAGAAAAGTATCGTCAATATGAAGCCATGGCAGACGCTGAAGAGGGTGTAATTTTTGTTGGACGTCTTGCTACATACAAATATCTTGATATGTGGATGGCAATTAAACATGTTATGATTAAACTCAAAAACTTGTGAAGCTTGCATTGGTAATACGAGGTCACGTTCGTGATGGTCTGTTTAGTGTTGACTTAAAACACCACATAGACTATATGCAACAACGTGGCCATGAGGTTGACTTATTTTTACACAGTTGGTCAGAGTCTGAAGCACAGTGTTCTTATCGTGAGCTTGATCGGTCATATCTTTTTAGTGTGACGCCTGAATATTTGAGTGCTTATTTTAAGGGATATACTGTTAAAAAAATCATAGTTCAGGATGACTCTAAGATTAAACTTCATGGAAATTTAAATGGGTGTGTGTCATCTACAAAATGTCCAGTTATAGCGTGGAAACGTATGTGGGCTGGAAAATATGAGATTATGAAATATGTCTATGACGCACATCGCGGAGGTTATGATCAAGTTATAAGCACTCGTTATGACATGTTTACAAATCCAATGTGCGTTACACCAAACTCAGTATTAAAATCAATTGTAGGTGCTAATCAACCACTATCATTTAGATATCCGATATGTAAGCAGCTTGGAATGGTTGGCATTGATAATTATTATTGTGGAAACATTGCAAAAATGCTTAAATTGACCCATGATTTTTATAAAGATCTTGATCGCATTTCACGACACTATCCATCACTCTCACATCAAGAGGAAATGGTATATAAATATGCAAGCGAGCATCTCCTATGAAGCTTGCATTTTGTATACGCGGTCACCTGCGTGACGGACTAACTGACAACAGACTCTTAAACTATATAAGTTTGTTAAGTAAAAGCCATGAGGTTGACTTATTTTTGCACAGTTGGTCAGAGTCTGAAGCAAAGAGTTCGTATCGCACGCTTGATCAGTCTAAAAGATTTGATGTTAAGCCAGAACACCTAGAAGATTATTTCCATGGGTGTGCAGTTAAAAAAATTATAATTGATGATGACACACACATGCAATTACATGGAAACCTTGTTGGACACTTACCGGGAAACAAATGTCCAGTCGTTGCATGGAAGCGAATGTGGGCTGGTAAACATGCTCTAATGTCACATGTCTTAAAACATGAAGGTGACTATGACAGAGCTGTAAACACCCGGTATGATATGTTTACAACACCAGTGTGCTATACTCCAACTAAAAATTTATTAAAGCTGACTGAAGAGTCTGCATTGTTGTCTATCAAATATCCAAAATATTATAGACTCTTAAAGGGAGTTGACAACTACTATGCCGGTTCGGTAAAAACATTGCATTCGATCAGTGATGATTTTCATCATAATCTCGATCATATAATACTAAACACCCCTGTACGGGGCTTTCATGAAGAAATTTTCCATAAGCGGCTTGTGGAACTTGGTTATTGCGTTTAGAAACACAACATTTTATAAATACTATAATACATGCGCAGACATTATATGATGCTCAAAATTAATAGAATAGTTTATAAATGGAACCAGAAAAATCTTTACTACGGGAATTCATAAATGGTGGATGGATTATCCCGCTAATTGGCGCGGCAGGAATGTTTGCTCGCCTCCTAACAGCGCACAAACACTACACAATATTAGAACAATTTAAAAATATATTGTCTGCAGCTATTGCCTCTTCTATTGCTTGGTTTATTTTGGAACAAACAGATATATCAAGTTTTTATAAAGCAATAACATATGGAATTATTGGTGTTGTATCACCAGAAATTATTGGTGGTATTATAAAGATTGCAAAGCATTTTGAGCGTAGTCCTGAAAAATTCATCAAAAAGCCATGAACCCAAAATGCATGTTGTTTATTTTAGCTGCAATAGTAATAATTTGCGCATTTATAATGCTTGGTGATGACTGTGCTAATCGCACCCCATATACATTAGACTCTTTTACAATTGTAGTGACTATATGTATGGCACTAGGTGCTGGTATATTCATGCCTGATTTAGATTGAGTCTTCTTGTTTAGTATAAATATTATAATATGGCAAAACCAACATCACGTCAAGAATTAATAGACTATTGCTTACGAGCATTGGGAGCTCCCGTACTTGAAATCAATATCGATGAAGATCAAATTGAGGATCGTGTTGATGAGGCGCTTCAATTTTATCAAGAGTATCACAGCGATGCTGTTGTTCGAACATTTATTAAACATCAGGTTACACAGACGGACTATGACAACGACTATATTACACTGCCTGATCAGCTTATAAGCGTGCTTCGTGTATTAAACCTAGCAACCGGTGATGCTGCTGATATGTTTAGCGTAAAATATCAACTCTTTTTAAATGACTTGTATGGTTTACGCAATCCAGAGTCACTTGTAAACTATGAGATGACAAAGCAATATATGAATGCAATTGAACTTATATTGACTGGTAATTCTCAACAAATTACGTTTTCTCGTCACATGAATCGTCTTAGCATTCAAGACAACTGGAAAGAATTTGTTTCACTTGGTCAGTACATCATTATTGAAGGCTATCAAACAATTAATCCAAATACCTATACTGATGTCTATAATGACATGATGCTTAAAAAATATTTGACGGCTCTCTTAAAACGCCAATGGGGAATTAACCTCATAAAATTTGAAGGCATGACGCTTCCAAGCGGAGTGACAATAAATGGTCGTGCAATATACGATGATGCACTCAATGATATTGAAAAGATTGAGACCGACTTTGATAGTAAATATCAAATGCCGCCGGATTTTTTCTGCGGCTAGTGAATTCTATATAGCTTAATTATATAAATAGAAATATGAAATATTTTTACTTATATAAAACAACTAATTTGATTAGTAATAAATTTTACATTGGTGTTCATGCTTCGCACAAAGAACATGATTTAAACTATTTTGGTTCTGGTATTGCTATCAATAGAGCTATTGAAAAATATGGAATTGAAAATTTTAAAAATGAAATAATATCGTATCATGAATCACTAAAAGCGGCATATGACGCAGAACGCATTTTAGTAAATGAAGAATTAATAAAACAAAAAGATTGCTATAATATGATTTGTGGCGGAGTTGGAGGAAATGGTGAGAATTTGATGACACCTGAAAATTTAATTAGAATGAAATTACCAAAATCACAAGAAGAAAAAAATAAGATTTCTGAATCATTAAAAGGCAAATGTTATTTAACAGAAGATGGTAGAAGAAGATTAAGTGATGCTGCACGAGGAAATACATATGCAAAAGGTATGACATACACACATAGTGATGAAGCAAGAGAAGCTATTTCAAAATCACGGTTGGGTAAAAAGATGTCGGAAGAAACTAAGAAAAAATTTAAAGAAAATAGAAAAGGTAAAGGAACTGGAGAAAATAATGCAATGTCTCGTGAAGAATGCCGAAATAAGGTTAGAGATAGTAAAATTGGTTTACAAAAATTAGTTCATCCAGAATATGGTAATAAATTAGCTCGTCCAAATTCTGATAAATGGAGTAATTTAATATCTCAAGGATATATACCACTCAATAGTTAGATTAAATATTCTATAAATACATATTATGCCTCGTAGTGTTTATTTTAGTCAGACGTATCGTACTGAACAAAATCTTTTAGAAGATTTGATGATAGAATCCATGCAAATCATGGGGCATGACGTGTTTTACATTCCTCGTAAAATTGTAAAACAAGACTTTATCTTAAATGAAGATATAATTTCAAGCTTTGATGCTGCGTTTTCTCTTGAAATGTATGTTGAAAGTGTTGATGGTTTTGAAGGTGATGGTGATCTTATGACCAAATTTGGTTTGGAAGTGCGAGATCAAGTTACACTTGTCTGCAGTCGTAAACGTTGGAATGCACTCATTGGTCGTCATGGCTATACAAATGACAGTGTACGTCCGCGTGAAGGAGACCTCATCTTTTTACCACTCTCTGTTGGACTCTTTGAAATTAAATTTGTTGAAGATAAAAATCCGTTTTTCCAACTTGGAGGCAGTGGCCGCAGCAAAGGAAACAACCCAACATTTAAACTTATCTGCGAACTCTTCGAATATGGTGGTCAAGAAATTGACACTGGCATTGATAGCATTGATAATATACAGACTGCTCACAGTCAAAGTTATCGTGCTGAAGTTAATTTTAATGGTGGTCAGATGCATGAGCTTGGTGAAACCCTAACAATAACACTTCCATCTGGAGTTGTTGGCTCGGCCGAAGCGCTTCGCTATGAACATATTGGTAATACGGTAATTTTAAGTGTTGGTAACTTAACATTCAACGATGAAAAGTTTCATACATTAGTTAATGGCACAACATTTATAGGTCAGCAGTCAAATACAACATCAACAATTGTAGATGTAATTGGGTTACTTGATGGTGACGCGGCGCTCTTTGAAAATGACGACCTAACCCAAAACAGTTCATTTGAAGTTGAAGGTCATGACTATATTGATTTTAGTGAAAGCAACCCATTTGGAGAACCAAGTTAAAACATATGTTAAGCGGATCATATTATTATAATGCAAACCTTAAAAAGATAGTGGCAGTATTTGGCACTCTTTTTAATAATATCTCTATTGCTAAAAGGGTCAATGGTAAAATGACTGGCATACAGCGAGTTCCAATATCATACGGTCCACGACAAAAATTCTTAACACGACTTGCTTCAGAGAATGGTGATGAGAATGGTGATGTTGCAATTAAACTACCACGTATGAGTTTTGAAATTGTGTCTATTGCATATGACTCTACGACAAAATTAAACAAATTAAACAGTCAATCATATCCAGTCACTAATAACTCTGTGAGCAAGTCTCGAATCTATGGTGCAACTCCATATCGTTTGAGTATGCAGTTAAATATACTTGCACGTCAACAGGATGATGCACTTCAAATATTTGAACAAATAATTCCGTATTTTACTCCAGAATATACTGTTGCTGTAAAAGATCTTGAAGGTCCTGGATCAATTACAAACGTTCCATTTATGTTGACATCGACGTCATTGCAAGATGACTATGAAGGTGATTTTGAAAACTCTCGTCGAACAATTATTTATTCACTTGATTTTGATATTAAAATTAAGTTTAGAGGAATAGAGAGTGCACCTGGTAAAATTATTAAAACAGTTGATGTGAATCTATTTAATACAACCACGTTACAAAACGCAACTGCAATTGATCGTGTGAATGTTAGACTTGGTGATCCTGCAAATGACACTCCAGAGGACTACACTGTAGTTACAACATATGGTTTTGATGATGAATAAGCATTGCTATGAAAAAAGACAAAGAAACCATATTGGCATCACTTGAAAAAAATATAGTGCCAATTAAAAATGAAATTGCTGTTGCCAATGGTCAACCAGTTGGACCAAGCAATGACGAAATTATAATTGACGCAGAGGAAGACTACAAGTTTGCTCGTCAACGTATTAAAAAATTAATAGACACAAGTGATGAGGCAATAAGTACAATGCACGCTCTTGCAACTGATGCAGAACATCCGCGAGCATTTGAGGTCTTGGCTGGAATGATAAAGACTGCAGCAGACATAAATGGTCAACTCTTAACACTACAAAAAGAACGTAAAAAAATTGTCCAAGACCCTGAACAGGGCGGAGGTGGTAAAAGCACCACAACTACAAACAACTCAATATTTGTGGGTACAACTACAGAACTTCAAAAGCTTCTTAAGAAGCATGCATCAGCAATTGATGTATAGTTTACAAAATTAAATTATGTCACGTGATCTTGCTACATACAATGGAAACCCTCATATCAAGGGTGATGGAGTTCAACAAAATTTTACAGCACACGAGGTAACTGAATACCAAAAGTGCATGAATAGTGTTGCATATTTTTGTGAACACTATGTTAAGGTTATTGATCTTGATCGCGGTCTCGTTCCATTTAAGCTACGAGGTTATCAAACAGAATTGGTGCAACACTATTCAGATCACAGATTTAGTGTTGTTCTTGCGCCTCGACAAAGCGGTAAGAGTATTACATCAGTTGCATGGCTACTGCATTACGTTATTTTTAATGGTGAGAAAAAGATTGGTGTCCTTGCAAACAAGGGCGCAACATCACGTGAAATGTTAAGTCGACTTACTCTTATGTTGGAAAACTTACCGTTTTTCCTGCAGCCTGGATGTAAGGTACTTAATAAAGGCAGCATAAAATTTAGTAATAACAGTGAGATTATTGCGGCCGCTACAAGCAGCAGCAGTATTCGTGGACTAAGTATGAACGTAATTTTCATGGACGAGTTTGCATTTGTTCAAAATGCAAATGAATTCTATACAAGTACCTATCCTGTTATTACATCTGGCCAAGACACAAAGGTTATTATTACAAGTACTCCAAATGGTGTAGGCAATATGTTTTATAAAATATGGGAAGGTTCAGTACAAAAGAGCAATGAGTTTAAGCCATTTCGCATTCGTTGGCAAGACGTTCCAGGACGCGATGAAGAATGGAAACGTCAAACTATTGCAAACACAAGTGAGCTTCAATTTGAACAGGAGTATAGCTGTTCCTTTATTGGTAGTTCTCAAACGCTTATATCATCTGAATCACTCTTAGGACTATCATCAATTGAGCCACTAAAACGACAATATGGAATAAATTATTACTATGAACCTGAAGAAGGTCATGAGTATATTATGACTGTTGATGTTAGTAAAGGGCGTGGACAAGACCATAGCACATTTAGTGTAGTTGATATTTCTAGTATGCCATTTAAAATGGTGTGTACATATCGTGATAACACAGTGTCTCCTCTTATATTTCCAGAACTTATTGTTCGTGCTGCAAAGACATACAACAACGCTCTAGCTGTGGTTGAAAATAATGACTCTGGTCAGGTTGTCTGTAACTCACTCTATTACAACTATGAGTATGACAACACATTTGTTCAGAGCAGCGTAAAGAGTAGTGGTATTGGTGTTACAATGACAAAGCGTGTTAAACGAATTGGTTGTAGTAATCTTAAAGACCTGGTTGAAAGTGGCAAACTTCAAATTGTTGATCCTCACACAATTCACGAACTAAGCAGTTTTGAACCAAAGGGTGATAGTTATGCTGCAAGTGGTTCGGCACATGATGACATGGTTATGAATCTTGTCTTATTTGCATGGTTTGTTAGCACTGATGCCTTTGGAGGTATGAGTAATGTTGATCTTAAAGAACTACTCTACAGTGATAAAATTCGTGAAATGGAAGAAGACCTGCCGCCATTTGGAATTATTGATACACCTGCATATGATAAGACGCCAAGCATGTTAGACTATGAACGACAACGACAGGCTATTGATGACTGGAATTCGCTGTAAACGTAACATTTTATAAATAACAGTAGATTGAAAAATTCTTATTATGTTTCAACTTATAATTAAACACTGAAGAAAGGTAAAAACACATATATGTCATATTTACAAAGCGTCGGGGTTCAAATCACTGAAACTGATTTAACCACAGTAGCACAGCCAACATCAGCATCAATAGGTGCATATGCTGGTCATTTTAATTGGGGTCCAGCTGACCAAATCATAAATGTTTCCTCTGAGAAACGTTTAGGAGAAACTTTCGGCACTCCCAAAAAGTCAACTGATGCAACATCTGTATCATTTTTAACAGCAGAAAGTTTCCTTAAATATGGAAACTCTTTGAAAGTTGTTCGTGCTGTTGGTACTACAGCTCGTAACTCTAAGGGTGAAGCTGCAGGTTACAACACAATCACTGCAAACGACGTCTTAATTAAAAATAAAGATGCATATGATCTTATGACAACAGGCATTGTTGATGCATTTTATGCACGATGCCCTGGATCACTCGGCAATTCTTTAAGTGTTCAATTATTCCATGCAAATAACATGGTTGATGCAGATATTTTAGCAACAAATAAATTATATTTTGCTAATCTGCCAAGCACAACTACATGGGCATCTGACGTAAGTTCAATAACATACACAAACGATGAAGTTCACGTAATTGTATATGACAAAAATGGTGAATTTACTGGTGTTAAAGGCACAGTGTTAGAAACATTTGAAGGACTATCCTTTAATGCAAATGCTAAAACTGTAAGTGGAGCATCAAACTATTGGAAAGATGTAATTAACGTTGGTTCACAATACATTTTTGTCGGTGATCCAACTGATGCACAGACTTTAACAAATAATACATATACTTTAGATGGAAATAGCAAGGGTCTCTATACTTTCACTCTAGGTGTAGATGGTACACGTTCTATTGCGAATGTTACAACTGCACTTGGTCTTTTTGCTGATTCTGAAACTGTTGATATTTCTCTACTATTTGCTGAAGCATTTGAAGATGATACTACTGCAGCAATCAATGATAAACTTGCTATCATTGCAAAAACTCGTAAAGACTGTATGGCATTCCTCTCTGCTCCACTTGAACTCTATACATTGAGTACTGATGCAACTAAACTTGCAGAAGTTAAAAGTGCAAAAGACGCGGTTAGCGATTTATCAAGCTTTGCTGTTTTTGACAGTAGCCCAGTCTATGTCTATAATAAGTATGCTGACAAATATGAATGGGTGCCTGCATGCGGTCATATGGCCGGACTCTGTGCATACACAGACAATGTAGCTGATGCATGGTTCTCGCCAGCTGGTTATAACCGTGGCCAACTTCGTGGAGTTGTTAAACTTGCATACAATCCAGTACAAGTTGACAGAGACGAACTCTATAGCAACAACATCAATCCAATTGTAAATGTTGCTGGTCAAGGTATTGTTCTTCTTGGCGACAAGACTGGACAAACTCGCCCAAGTGCATTTGATCGCATCAATGTTCGTAGGTTGTTTATCTCTTTACAAAAAGCATGTGCTACTACAGCTAAATTCCAGTTGTTTGAATTTAACGATCAATTTACTCGTAATACATTTATCAACACAATTGAACCGCTGTTACGCGATGTTCAATCACGTCGTGGTATTACCGATTATAAGATTGTTTGTGACGAAACAAACAATACTGCACAGGTCATTGATACAAATCGATTTGTAGCTGATATCTATATTAAACCTGCCCGTTCAATTAACTATATCACCCTAAACTTCATTGCAAGTCGTAGTGGTATTGCTTTTAGCGAAATTGGTGCATAATCTTAATAAAACACTATAAATAAATAAAACAATGAGTAATTTATCAAATTTTAAAAACGCGTTTGCTGGTGGCGGAGCTCGTCCCAACCTGTTTGAAGTTGAACTTTATTTTCCAGAAGGAGTTTCTGGAAATAATGTCTCTTCCAAAAGCAGATTCTTGGTAAAGGGAGCTCAATTGCCTGCAAGTGTAATTGCACCAATTGAAGTACCATATCGTGGTCGTAAATTAAAGGTTGCTGGTGATCGTACATTCGAACCATGGACAATTACAGTAATTAACGATGTTAATATGGAAATCCGTAATGCACTTGAAGAGTGGATGAATCTTATCAATAGACATGCATCAAACACTTCTTCTGGTCGTGTTGGTCCATTAAACTACTACAAAGATTTAGCGGTAAAACAATTGAGTCGTGATGGTTCAAGCGAAGCTCCTACGAAAGTATACACTTTTGTTGGTGCATTTCCAACAAATATTTCGCAAATTGAACTCAATTACGAAACAAATGATCAGATTGAAGAGTTTACTGTTGAATTTCAATATCAATATTGGACTTCAAATAGTACTCTTGGCTAATATTTTTCGTTATAAATATATATTATGAAGCTATTTGGATATGAATTATCAAAAATAATTGACAAGAAAAACTCTTCTGGAGATTCTAACATACCGTCATTCTCTACCCCAATTGAGAATGACGGTACTTCTGTATTAGCTAGTAGCAGTGCTTCTGGTTATTATGGACACGTACTCGATATTGACGGTGCATCGCTTACAAACGAAAAAGACACAATATTAAAGTGTCGCAGTGCTGCTTCACAACCAGAGTGTGACGCTGCAATTTCTGATATTGTAAATGCTGCAATTGTCTCTGACAGCGATGGTATGCCAGTCAATATTATTATGAATAATCTTGATCAGCCAGACAGCATTAAGAAAAAAATTCGTGAAGAGTTTGGTGAGTTGCTGGAGCTCCTATCATTTAACTACAACGGATATGATATTTTTCGCCGTTGGTATATTGATGGTAAACTCTATTATCACATAATGTTTGACACTAAAAAGCCAAAAGAAGGCATAAAAGAGATTCGAGCAATTGATCCTTTAAAAATTAAAAAAATTAAAGAGGTTACAAACAAAATTGACAAAACTACTGGAACAAAAACCACTGAGATTACTGGTGAATATTTCTTGTATTCTGAAGACTGGTCGAGTACCTCTGGTACAAACGGTGTAAAAATTGATCCTAACACTGTTGTCTATGTTCCATCTGGAATATTAGACGAGTCTGGAAAAGCTGCTGTTTCATATCTTAACAAGAGCGTAAAGCTTGTTAACCAGTTGCGTATGATGGAAGACGCTCTTGTCATCTATCGTATATCACGTGCGCCTGAGCGTCGTATTTTCTACATTGACATTGGTAACTTACCAAAGGGTAAAGCTGAAGAGTATGTTCAAGGCATTATGGCAAAGTATCGTAATAAACTTGTCTATGATGCAACTACTGGCGAGATTCGAGATGATCGTAAGAGCATGAGTATGCTTGAAGACTTTTGGTTGCCTCGTCGAGAAGGTGGTCGTGGAACAGAAATTACAACACTGCCTGGTGGCGATAACCTCAGCCAAATTGAGGACGTCATCTTTTTCCAAAAGAAACTCTATCGTTCACTAAACATTCCTGTTAATCGCCTTGAGGGTGAGACTGGATTTAATATGGGACGTGTCAGTGAAATATCTCGCGAAGAGGTTAAATTTCAAAAGTTTATTAACCGACTTCGTAAAAAATTCTCAATTCTCTTTATTGATCTCTTACGCGTACAGTTGATTCTTAAAGGTATTATTACTGAAGATGATTGGGGTAAAATCAAAGAAAACATCTCAATTGACTATGTTGAAGACAACTTCTTTAGTGAGTTAAAAGACTTTGAAATTATGAAAGAGCGCATTGCAATGCTTGATGCTGTCTCATCACACATTGGTAAATATTACAGTGAAAAATGGGTGCGTAGTAATCTGCTTAATATGTCTGATGACGAAATTGAAAAGATGAATACTGAAATCTCTGAGGAACAAGGCACTGCCCCTCCTCAAACGGATGAAGAAATGTAAAATAAATAAACAATATGGAAACTAAAGAATTAATTCAAAATATATTAGATGGTGAAACAGTGTCTGCTGACGCGGCGTTTAATCAACTTCTTCAAGATAAAGCTCGTACAATACTTGACATTAAAAAGGTTGAACTTACTGCAAGTCTCTATAATGATCAAGAGACTCAGTAAATTTAATTTTGTATAAATACCAATATGATTCCATACGTCAAAACTACTCCAGTAACGTCAAATAATACGTATACGTTAAATGCTCCGTTTATTGGTAATGATTATATACTCTATGTTTCTGGAACATTTGGAGGTTGTACAGCAACACTTGGTTATGAGGACGGCTCTGAAGTTTTTGCGCCATTTAGAGATTTAGCTGGAACTGCGTTAACGATGACAACATCATCTGCATACATTGTTATTTCTCCGCCAAGTCAAACACTCGCGGTACAAATCACTGGAGCAAGTGGTACTACAAGCATTAAGTTTGACCTCGCACATCGCAAAGGATAATGATACTGCCTAGAAACTATACAGCTCTTGGAAGATCTTTAGGGCGGGCGATCCATGATTATCGACCGGCGATTGGTAGTGACAATCCTGCAAATGCGGCCGAACCAGATGCTACAGCATGGGTGCTGATGGATGGACCGTTTGGCCCAACTGAAGGAACATTTTATGGTGGTCAAAGTTGGAGAAAAATGGCTCCGATTGGATATGCACCGTATGGTAATGAAACATATGTTTATGGTGATGAAGTTGTAAGATATGAAACAGGTGTTTGGCTCTATTTAAATAATACTCTTGGAGAAATAGCAAGAGCTTATAGTTATGAAGGTCGTCCTTGGTTGGTAACAACATGGAACAACGGTTTTACCGCAGCAAAAATTACTTCCTCATATGTAAAAACTACCAATTATCCGGCAGTCCCATAATTAGTAGTCTTAAAACAATGTGTTGAAAAGCAGTTTTGTATAAATAGTTTATAATGAAGTTAATCACTGAACATACAGAAAACATCAAATATTTTTCTGAATCAGCCGAAAATGGCGAAAAGAAATTTATCATTGATGGTGTTTTTATGCAGGCAGAACAGGTTAATCGTAACCGTCGAGTCTATCCTAAAACTGTGCTTGAAAAAGCAGTCCAAAAGTATGTTACAGAATATGTCAATAAAGGACGTGCTGTAGGTGAACTTAATCATCCTGAAGGTCCAGCAATTAACCTTGACAAGGTATCACATCGTATTACAGAACTTCAATGGTCTGGAAATGATGTCTATGGAAAAGCACTTATACTTGATACCCCGATGGGTAAGATTGTAAAAGGACTGCTTGAAGGTGGTTGCCAACTCGGCGTGTCTAGCCGTGGTATGGGGACAGTTGCAAATCGTAATGGTCAAACTATGGTCAATGATGACTTTGTCCTATCAACAGTGGACATTGTTCAGGATCCAAGTGCGCCATCTGCATTTGTCAATGGGATTATGGAAGGTGTAGAGTATTTCTATGAAGGAAACTCTATTGTTGCCGTAACAGCTGACAAATACAAAGATAAAATTTCAAAAATGACAAAGAACCAAATTGCCGAAGAGCAAATACAACTCTTTTCAAACTTTTTAAAGGAAATAAAATTTTAAAAATTTTTAATTATGGACGATACACGTCTAGTGTTGAAGTGAACAAATAGTATGGGTAAATTGAAAAACAGAGACAGAAACGCAGACTTATTTAGGCATGTCGAGTTTCCTCTCCAAACTCTAAAAATAGAAACAAAGTAATATATGAAAAACACAGAACTTGAAAAAACAGAAGACGTCATCACTGACATCTCCGAAGAAACATTACTTTCTCTCGACGAAAACTTAGAGCTTGATCAGGAAAATACTGAGATTGCTGAAGGTAAGTGCAAGAAAGAGGAAGAAGAAGAAGAAGAGGAAATGGAAGAAGAAGATGAAGAAGAAATGTCTGAAGCTAAAAAAGTGCAAGAGGCTGAAGTAAGCTCTGATGAAGAGTTTATGGAGTATGCTAAGAGCATATTGAAAGCTGCTCATGGTGACAAGTATGATGAAGGCAAGGCGATGGCTGCAGCTGAAGGTATACTTAAAAAGGCAGACGGTGACTATGGTGCTGCAATCGGAATGCTTACAAGCGGACTCGGCGAAGAGATGGATGACATGGAAAAAGACATGACAGAAGACACCCAATCCGAAATCGATATCACAGTTGACTCAAGCGATATTTCTCGCCTTGTTGAAAGTGAAGCAGGTTTAACTGAAGAGTTTAAAGAAAAAGCAACCACTATTTTTGAAGCCGCTGTAAAGAGCAAGGTCAAAGAAGCAGAGGAAGCTCTTAAAGAAAGCTATGCAGTTACTCTTATTGAAGAAGTAGAAGCAATCAAAGAAGGAATGGTTGATAAAATTGACAACTATCTTACATACGCAGTTGAATGCTGGGTTGAAGACAACAAAGTTGCAATTGAAAGCAGCCTTCGTACAGAAATTGCTGAAAACTTTATCAAATCGCTTAAGGGTGTATTTGCTGAAAACTACATCGAAGTACCTGAAGGTAAAGTCGACCTCTATGCTAAACTCGAAGAAGAAAAAGCTGCTGCAGAAACAAAACTTGCAGAATCGCTTGAACTCGTCTCCGGTCTAGTTGAAAGTGTTGAAAGCCTTTCACGTGAAAAGATTATCACTGAATGCACATCTGATCTTGCCGACACTCAAGCTGAAAAGCTTAAGTCATTAATTGAAGACGTTCAATATTCATCTGAAGAAAAATTCCGTTCTAAAGTAGAAACAATTAAAGAGTTCTACATAAACGGCCCTCTTTTTGATTCAGAATCAAAAACCGTAAATGAAGAAGTTGAAGATTCAACCCATTCATTTATAACAACCGAAACCATTGTAGAAAACGAAGGTGAAGCACATGTTTCACCTGCAATGAAAAACTATTTAACCGCTATATCTCGTTTAAACAAAGCTACTACAGCAAACATTTAATAATAGATAACGGTTTTTCAACAACCCCAAAAAACAACAACTAAGAAAATACTATTATGTTTAATTCAGAAACACTCGAAAAAAAGTGGGCTCCAGTATTGGAAGCTCAAGACGCCCCAAAGTTTAAAGACAACTACCGTAAGTCCATTACAGCAGTTCTTCTTGAAAACCAAGAAAAAGCACTCAATGAAGAGCGCTCACAAGCTTCGTTCCTTAACGAAGATAACAACATTGGTGCCGGAACTGGCGCAGTTAAGACCTGGGATCCAGTTCTTATCTCACTTGTCCGTCGTGCAATGCCAAATATCGTTGCTTACGATATTGCTGGTGTTCAGCCAATGACAATGCCTACTGGTTTGATCTTCGCAATGCGCAGTCAATATCAGAACGCAGCTGGTGCAAATACTGCTGAAGCACTCTTCAACAAGCCTAACACTGCATTCTCTGGTCCAGTTACAACTGCACAAGGTGAAGCACTTACTGGTGATGGTACAAACACAAGCTATATTGATCCAGATCCAACTGTTGGTACAGTTCAAATCGGACGTACTGCTTCTGGTGCTGGTTTTGGTCAAATGGGCTTTACTGTTGACAAGACAACTGTTACTGCTAAGACACGCGCTCTTAAAGCAGAATACACAATGGAACTTGCACAAGACCTTAAGTCCGTTCACGGCCTTGATGCTGAAGCAGAACTTGCTAATATCCTCTCTGTTGAAATCCTTGCGGAAATCAACCGTGAAGTTATTGACACAGTAAACACTAAAGCTGTATCAGGTGCAATCAATGGTTCTTTTGACCTTGATCAAGACGCAGACGGCCGTTGGGCAGTTGAAAAATTCAAATCACTTCTTTTCCAAATCGAAGTTGAAGCGAATGCTGTTTCCAAAGCAACACGTCGTGGTAAGGGTAACGTAGTTATCTGCTCAAGCAACGTTGCATCTGCTCTCGCAGCTGCTGGTGTTCTTGACTATGCTCCAGCACTTGCAACTAATCTCAATGTTGATGACACTGGCAACGTATTTGCTGGTATGATCAATGGACGTCTTAAAGTGTTCATCGATCCATTCTCTGCTGATGATTATGTAACTGTTGGTTATCGCGGTGCAAATGCATATGATGCAGGTCTGTTCTATTGCCCATACGTTCCACTTACCATGGTTCGTGCAGTTGATCCTGAAACATTCCAGCCAAAAATTGGTTTCAAGACTCGTTATGGTCTTGTTGCTAACCCATATGCTGGTGGCGTAAGCAGTGATCCACTTGGTACAAACGGTGCAAACCCATACTTCCGTCGCTTCACAGTGACTGGTATCGGTGGTAGCACATACAACAATGCTGCCTAATCTAAATTTAGTCTTATTACCTTAGGACTACCCCAAGAGAGCCATTCGAAAGAGTGGCTCTCTTTTTTTGCATAAATAAGCTTATGAATACAAATCTATTATCATTGACTGGATTCAAATTAGCTATTGAATCTGATGACTTTAAAAACACTGAATATTTTGCGGTAAGTGCAAGTTTTCCTTCAGTGTCTCTTACTGAAGTTGCAGCAAACTATAGAAATAACCAAGGATTTGTGCCAGGTGATCGATTGACATTTGATCCAATTACAATAAGAGTAGCAGTTGATGAAAACTTAAATACATACAATGAAATGTTTGGTTGGATGCTACACAACACAAAGAGTGATGCCTTAAAATCTCATGACATTGCACTGAGTTTTATTACAAGTCACAACAATATATCTCGTGTAGTACGACTTGTAGATGCATTTCCAACAAACTTGGGTGGAGTAGAATTTAATGTTCAATCTAGTGAAACTGAATATGCATTTGTTGATGTTACATTTCGCTATGATTATTTTGAATTTCTGGAATGATATATAATACTATAATATGCTACAACTTGACGATATACTTAAATTATGGGAAAAAGACAGTCGGATTGATGAAGTCAATCTAGATGAGACGAGTGTTAAGAGTGCAGCACTGCATTCAAAATATTTGGAACTCTATAGTTTGGCTAAATTAAATCTTAAGAAAAAAGACCTGACTATGGCATATCTGCGTAAAGATAAATGGCTGTACTATAATGGTAAAATGACAAAGGAGGAGATGGACGAGAAGGGTTGGGTCTATGATCCGTTTCATGGAATGGCAAAACCACTTAAGAGTGATATGGATATGTTTTACAACACTGACTCTGACATTATGAAACTACAGGGTCAAATAGAATATCAGTCTACAATTGTTGATACTTTGAAAGATATTATGGACAACATCAAGTGGAGACATACCACAATTAAAAATATTATAGATCATAGACGATTTGTATCAGGATCATAGTTGATCATGGTTGAATTTGAGTATTTGATAAATAGTATTATGAAAATTCATAAATTAATGATCAAAACTCACTTAATTAGCGGTTTAAAATATTTATGTTATACTAGAACTTCTGGTATATTATACGACAATTATAAAGGATCTGGTACGCGTTGGAAAAAACATTTAAAAAAACATGGTGACCTTATTAAAACAGAACTTATTTTTGAAACAACTGATAAAGATGAATTTAAAAGAGTAGCAATACAAAAAAGTATTGAATTTGATGTTGTAAATTCAAATGATTGGGCTAATTTAAAAATTGAAGAAGGAGATGGGGGAGATACTGTATCAAATAAACGATGGATTACAAATGGTATTATAGATAAATATTTTAATAAAGATTTGATAATTCCTGAAGGATGGATGCCTGGAAGATCTAATTGTATATTTAATAATAGCGACACACAACGTGAATTATGTAAAAGAGTTGATTACAAAAAGAGAGGAGATTCAATTAAAAATGCATGGGATTCTGGTAAGTTTGATAAAAGAGATCATAGTAAGTGCGGTACATCTGGTTCATTAAATCCTGCATGCCGACCTGAAGTTAGACGAAAAATTTCAGAAAGCGCATTGTTGCAAAGAGATGAAAGATCTAAAAGAATGAAACTAACCATGAACAATTTACCAGAATATGAATGTCCGCATTGTAAAAAAATAGGTAAATATAATATGTTTAAATGGCATTTTGATAATTGTAAATATAAAAAATAATGGCTCAACTACAAATACATAAACTCAATGAAGCATATTTAAAATTGTCTTCAACAGATGGTGGTATTTTAAGAGAAATATCTGAACATTTTACTTTCTATGCTGAGGGTTATAAATTTGTTCCATCATATAGAAATAAAGTATGGGATGGACGCATTAGATTATATAATATTAAAACATCAACACTCCCATATGGACTCTTATTTGATGCATTAAAATTTGCAAAGAGTCGTGACTATTCTGTAGGACTTGACCATGAAATAGTTTCACGTGTGCCTCCAAGCGCAGATGGCTTGAAAACATTTGCTGGCTCTTTGAAAATTACAAATGGCTCGTCAACTATTTCTCCAAGAGACTATCAGTTGGATGCATATTGTCATGCATGTACTGAAGGCCGCAGTCTAATTATATCACCAACTGGATCTGGTAAAAGTCTAATTATTTACCTTACAGTACGTTGGTTTTTAGAACATCATGATGAAAAGGTATTGATTGTAGTTCCAACTACAAGCCTTGTCGAGCAAATGACAAAAGACTTTGCCGACTATTCTTCACAAGATGACTCTTTTAATGCAGAAGAAGAGATACATAAAATCTATAGTGGTAAAGAAAAAAATAACTTTGACTCACGCATTGTAATTACCACGTGGCAGAGTGCAATTACATGTCCAACCCCATGGTTTCGTGAATATGGAATGGTAATTGGTGATGAGGCGCATCTCTTTAAAGCAAAGAGCCTAAATACAATTATGGCAGCGTGTGTAAATGCAAGCTACAGAATTGGAACTACTGGAACACTTGATGGCAGTGTGTGTAATGAACGTGTCCTAATTGGTAATTTTGGTCCTGTGCACAAAGTTATTTCTACAAAAGAACTTATTGATAACGACACACTTGCTGACCTTAAGGTAAAATGTATTGTGTTAAACCATACAGATGAGCTTAAAAAGAGCGTCTCAAAAATGGATTATAAAGGTGAGATAGATACATTAGTGTCGTTACAATCTAGAAATAATTTTATTGCTAAGCTGGCCGCCGATCAGACTGGAAACACGCTTGTACTCTTTAACTATGTCGAGAAACACGGCAAACCACTGCATGCGCTGATTCGTAGCTTATGCGATGACGCTCGGCAAGTGTTCTATGTGAGTGGTGAAGTAAATGCAACAGATCGCGAAAACATTCGTGAAATTACAGATAATCATACAAATCAAACAATTTTAAGATTTGGAAAAAAGAAGATTAAAGTTAATAATGACAGTACCGTAACCCTATCTAATGGAACTACAAAATTTGCTAAAGACATTACAACCAATGATGATGTATGTGATAAGTGGATATCTGCCTGGGTGTAATTAGAGGTTTGTATAAATAACTTTATGTTAATACCAGTACAAAACATAAAGAATTTCTTAATAAGTAAATTAGGAGAACCTGATAATGAAGAAGCA